CAACCTCCTGCAGCGTGGCACCGGATTCACAGTCAACATACGCCACCGCCCGCAGCTTGCCGGCAACGGTTTCCAGCGCCTTGCCCACCGCATCATCCTCACTGAATCCCGGCGCAATCACGATTCGGGGCTGGTACGTCGTCACGGATTTCGCTGACGACAGCGCCCCAATTCCGGCCAGCACCGCTGCACGTTTCTCCTCTTCACTGGCCCCTTCCGCCACACGCACCACCACCGTCAGGGCATTTCGCTGGTCGTTGATTTCCATCAGAGATTGTTTCAGCGTGCCTTTTTCACCAAGACGCGAAAGCATCGTGGTACCGACAATCGCCACCGGCGTATTGAGCGGAAACGGCTCATCCTCGCCCCCCGCCAGTTGCTGACTGAACGGTGAGACAATACCGCTTCCGCTTCCCGTTGCGGTCACTTTCGCGTCAGCTACCACCGCCACGGCAGCCGTCACCTCAGCAGGCGTTGCCGTCAGCTTTCCGGTTTCATCGCAGCCAAGCGTGATGGACAATTTCGGTCCCGTAGCATCCCAGACGGCGGAAGTCTCCACCTCCGAAGGATTTTCCGCATCGGGGATACCGGCTACGGCTTCCACCAGAATCACGTTGCCCGCCCTGCCGGTGATAGTCGCTGTAAAATCCACAACATTATCCAGAATCGGGGTTCCTGTGCTGGCACTGGCCGGCGTTCCGGCAGAGGCATCAGGCGCAGTACCCACCAGGCCGATAATGGCCGTCTGGATCGTCGTGACCGCGACCGTACCGGATGTCAGTTCGATCGTTTCCACACCATGTAAATTCGCCATTTATTTTCTCCAGGCATAAAAAAACCTGCCGCGGCAGGTCACATTTTTTGATTGGGGGGATTCGTGGTTCCGCCGCCATCACCATTTTCTTTATGGTCATGGCCGTTGTAGGTTTCGCGGATCCCGCTCATTTTCCCGGTACCGTCCGAAATTTCCTGTGTTGCACCGATATTTCCGGCCACGTTCGTGTCGGCATTTATCTGCGTTTTCCCCTGAACGGTCAGGGTGTCGGTGATTTCCACCGGACCATCGAGCGTTCCCTTTCCGATAATTTTGTAGGTCCCGCCCTCCGCCAGCGTGATGGTCAGGGCATGCGCGGCGCGGTCATACCGGATCTCGGTACCGTCACCGTAGCGGGTGATATGTTCGCTGTCGCTGCCCTCCGGTACCGGCAGACCGCCGGTATTCCAGCCGGGAAACACCCGGCCATTATTCAGCTCACCCGCCTCCGACAGCACCGTGACCGCATCCCCGACCGCATACGGATTGGAGTCAGCCCGGTTTGCCCCGGAAAAGCCCTGGCAGAGCGGCAGCCAGGTAGTGATGATTTCGCCCAGATCCACCCGGCACTTCGGTATACCATCATGCTTAACGGAATGAATAACCCCGCGCCGCACAATATTCGCCAGGCGGCGCTGTAAATCGCCCTCGATATCACTCATCGGGTTTCGCCTCGTAAATCAGCTGATAATCGTCCACATGTGCCTGGCCGATATCCGGTGCCTTGCCCAGCCAGGCCGCTTTCAGCGGGGCATTCAGCTGTGCAAACGGATCCGCACCAAAGGCGGCTGACTGTGTGAAGGAGATTCGCCAGACCAGGTAATCATCCATGCGCGGATCAAACTCATCACGTGCTGCATCGACAAAGATGGCTGGCTCCAGATGGGTCAGGCCGAACTGCTGGCCGTCAATCCACTGGGTGATATCTGCCGCCGCCGTGCGCAGGAAAATTTCCGGGCGACTTACACCTGCCCCGGCCGCATCCACCACCACGAACAAATCGCAGGAAAGATTAACGTTGAGCTGCCCCTCGTTGCCCCCTCCCTGCTCCCAGCCGTTAATGGAGAAATAGACCGCCGGGGTGGTCAGTCCGGTAAATCGGGGGACATTTTTTTCCGGATAGGCATCGGCGTCGCGAACCCATGCAATGTTTTTCAGCGCGCCGGTAACGGCATCGTGATACTGCCCAAGCAGCAATGGCTCAGCCATGGTCCACCTCAGACAGAAATACGGGCTTTCACACGCCCGCGCAGATCGGTTTCAAAGTGATGCATAAAAATCTCCATCGCCTCCGCAAAGGCGTTATCCTCGATGTAGTTGAGCATCGGCTCATAAATATCCACCTCTGCCTCCCGGGTCCGCCGGGTGTCAGGATCGCGTATGACCACCGTACGCCTGTTTTCCCGACGGGAGCGTGCCACCTCACCGTTTTCAAACGTACGCGGGGAAAGCAGACTGCCTTTTGGTGTAAATCCGGCGTTTTCCGCCTGACGTCGAGCCTTAATAAATCGCCCGGTGGATTTATCCCGCCGGGAATGATGAGGTCTTACCCGCCCGTTAATTCGCCCCTTCAGATCTTTTACCTTGATGGCATTCAGGCCGAACCAGAGACGGAAGTTATCCAGTTTCGACTGAGAACTTCGATCAAGACGAAAGGAAAGCAGACGTCGGCGCACCAGATCCAGGCTGCGTGGCGCCAGCCCGTCTTTCAGGTCTGCCATCGCTTTTTTACGCAAGGTGGCGGCGGTACGTTTCAGGGCGCGGGAGTACGCCGCCCGAAACTGTTTATGGGTGGCACCGATGTGCTCCGCTATCCGCCAGATGGCATCCACATCGATATCGACGGGCAAATCCCGTCGCAGTCTGGACTCACGCGCCATATCAGCTCCACTTATTGATGTCCGGCTGCACCTTACCCGGTGCGCCATACGCCAGCGTGACGCGGGTCCGCCCTTCCTCATCAGCGCCGACGTGCGTCACACGATAAGCCGTGCCGTTGATTTCCACGCCGTGAAGCTTCTCAAGTCCGGCGATATCTGTTGTCAGCGCACTGAATGCCGGAGAGCGGTCCTGAATTTGTCCCCCGGCGGGAACGTCAACCGGCGCATCGGGCGTCTCGACAATCACGGTGACAGGACGCACCTCAGTACCGATAAACAGGACCGCCGGCAGTGCTTCCGCAAATGCCCGGGAGATCCGGGCATCTGCACGGGCCAGTCGGGCACGAAAGCGGTTCATCAGTAACCCAGCCGCACCGGAACAGATTCGGCATCCGCCGCCGCCGCCGCCCAGGCCGTACCCGCCAGAGGGTTCGGTGCTGCCGCCTCCCCCGCTTCTGCTGTCAGCTTACCGTCAGCCAGATAGAGCTTCTGGCCGGGAGTAACCGCCTCCGCTGCCTTTGGCAGAACGAACACGCCCGTGGTGTGCAGCACACCCCACAGCCCTGCAGGGATGTCATCGTGAGCGACGCCAACCAGCGCACCTGAAAGCACGGCGTCACCCGAATGAATATCGGTTGTACCGGTATTCTGAAAATCAAGGGTGTTGCCGTCCTGCTGATAATTTTTCGCCATTTTTCTCTCCAGACAAAAAAGGAGCAGCACGCGCCGCTCCGTAATAAAAAAACCGTCAGATGACGGTCGTTATTTTTTGGTTACTTTAACCATGCCGCGCCAGTCAAGCGGTGCCACACCAGCATCGATACGCACCTTAAACGCGGCACCGTCAACGGTGAAGCCCTGCTGCTGCTCCAGATATGGCGTATCGATACCGTCCAGATACGCCACTTCAATAGTGTCGCGTCCCTGTGCAGCGGTCAGGTAGTAATCAGTCGGGCTGCTGTCATCCAGACGGGCCTCAGAGGCCACCGTCACAAAGTTCTGAATCGGGTTAACAATACCGCTGTTCGCATCCGCGCCCGGTACGCTTGCAGACTTGATCAGCTGGTTAGCCCGGGACTCAATCGCCACTGGCGTCAGCATGTAGGCCGGGCGAATATTCAGGCGGCGATCGCCAGATTTTTGCAGCAACATCGCCTTACGCGCCGTATCCAGACCTTCGATACTCAGGTCGGCGGATACCAGGTTGCCGTGATCAGCGTGGAACAGCGGCTTACCGTCCGACATTTTCGGGTTGCTGGTCAACACTGCCCACACCAGATCGCCCACTGTGGCACGCGCAGCGAGTCCCATTGCCTGCGGGATACGGGTCAGCATGTCCAGGTCATCGTTAATGATGGTCTGGCGGTCAATGCTGAAAAGTTCGCCGTAGGTCGCCAGCGCAATTGGCTCACCGCGATCCTTAATGGTGACATATTTATATTCTGCCCCGGCGCGAACCTTACGAAGCGATGCCAGTGATTCAAGACCGACACGGTGTGCGGTTTTGAAATCGGTCAGCGTGCCCTTACGGGTCCACTGTTCAAAGGTTTCAGTGGCTTCATCCCAGCCCATCAGCGCCGCTTTGTGTGCCACATCCATCAGGATATTGCCGAAATCGCTGCTGCTGTGAGTGAATGCCAGCCCGACCATTGCCTGTGCAGTGCCAGCGCCGGAAATACCGATGCCGCGATCGACCAGGGAGGCGCGCGCCAGTTCGCGCAGGGTGTAACCGTTGTAAGCGTTATCCTTCTCGGCCTGTGCATAGCCCGCACGGGTCATTACCGCAGCGCGAATGGAATCACCGACCAGATTGCCGTTACCGGCATAAAGATGAATGGCACCCGGACCGGCGCTCGGGGTGGTGCCCGCCGCCAGCGCCTGCAGCAGTTTATCGCGGGCTTTCTCAGCGTTGCAGGACATATCCGCCAGGCACTCCGCCTTCAGCGTCGCAAAGGTCGGGAACGCCTCAAATACGGCGGAAACGGAATTCACGCGCTCCGCGTTCGCCGTCTGCATCTGCTGCTGCAGCTGCTGTGCCAGCGCGGTGATATCGATGTTTGCCATCTGCGGCGCGGGCTGTTGTGGTGCAGGCGGGTTAAGGTTTGCCTGCACCGGCGCGGGCTGCTGTACCGGTGCAGGTTGCTGTGGCTGATTCACCGGAGCTTCGGCGCGCGGCGCAAAAAGAGATTTAATCTGTTCTGGCATGTTCTGGTAATCCTTCAGTTTATTTTCATTCACACAGGCCGCGGCCTGCAGTTCAGGTTCAAGCTTGTCGGCGAAACCTTTCTCCACCGCCTCGGCCCCGTTAAGCCAGGTCTCCGCTTTCAGCATCGCTTCCAGCTCCTCCTGCCCCAGACCGGTTTTATTCATATAAGCGCTGAGCATCAGGGCTTCGTTACGATCAAGCCAGGCGGCGTAATCGCGCATATCGTCCGAATCCCCGGCGATGCCTCCCCACGGTTTGTGGACCATGATCCATGCGTTTTCCGGCATGTGCACCGTGGCGCCGGGCAGGCACACAATCATTGAGGCCATGCTGGCCGCCACGCCGTCCACCCAGATATCCACTTTCGCTTTCAGCCGGGACAGGGTGTTGTAGATGGCAAAGCCCTGCATCACATCGCCGCCGGGACTGTGGATATGCAAATCGACAGCACTGGCATCAAACACCCCCGCCTCCTTACAGTCAGCGACAAACTGCTGGGCGGTAATGCCCCAGCCGCCGATCACGTCATAGAGGAAGATTTCAACGCGTCCGGCGGCCAGCGCGCGGATTTCATACCAGCACTGGCCGTTTGCCGCATCGACACCCGCCAGGCTGGCGCGGGGATTAATCATCATCGTCCGGCTCACGCCGGGCATCGTTTGTTTTTGCCGTTGCATCTGGCATCGCTCCTTTGTCGTTGGCGGCGTCGGAATCAAACACCAGCCCGTGTTGACGGTTAAATTCGGTTTCACGCAGCCGCTGGCGTTTAACCTCCTGAGGATTTTTCCCCCTGGCGCGCGCCCATTCCGCTTCAGTACCCGCGCCGCCACGCACAATGGCTTTCCACGCGTTGGCCTCTTTGCCTGGATCAATCCACGGCATCACCGGACCGAGATAAAGCGCGTTATAGAGAGAATTCGGATCCACATCCGGCGGGACTTCAACCCCGCTCAGCAGTGCCATCGCCAGCCATGCGCGGTAAACGGGACGACTGTGCTGGCCGACAAACCACTGCTGCAGGACGTTGTACCCTTCGAAACTCTCCACCAGCTCCTGACGCTGGGAGCTATAGGTGCCGTTATAGTCCCGGGCAATGCTGGAATAACTCCCGCGAGTACCAGCGGCCACAGCCCGCATCTGCCCGTTTCGGAATTCGTAGAGATGAACGTTCGGGCGGTTTGACTCCACCATGCCCAGGTCTTCGCCGGGCCGGAGTTCGTCGTAAATCATGCCCGGCGCGATATCGTAGTGACGCTGACCACCGGGCGTTGAAAACTCACTTTCATCGCCAAGGGACTGGGCATCGCCACGCTTGATATAGAACCCCAGCGCAGCGGCAATACGGGCGGCCACGCGCTCGCTCTCTTCATAATCTTTGATGTCTGACAGACGGGTAATGACCCCGTGGATCAGGCTAATACCACGCAGCTGATGCAGGCGCTTGCGTTGCGCCAGGTGAAGCATGTTGTCAGCTGAGACGGTTTTGAGTTCAGCGCTGAACCGCGTCATGTTCGCCGGGTGGTATTTGTAAACCCGGTACCCGACAGGACGGCCCCAGTCGTTCACGATGATGCCCTGCCGAACCTGCTGGCCGGCGGTGCTGTTCAGGTTGAACGGTACAAAATCCGCCTCCAGCATTTCCAGCGAGAACGGTACGGAGGTGGCATGCTGCAGGCCCGGCACACTCCCCCTGACCAGCTGCGTGAACACTTCCCCGTCACGTAGCGCAGAACGCAACAGCAGGCGCTCGGCTTCCGGCCGGGTAAACATGCCGGTTACTTCCGGACGCACGGACCATTCCGCCCAGAGTGCCGAAAGCTGCCCGGCAAAATCGGAATGGAGATTGCCCTCAAGATCGAGTGGCTGAGGCTCAACATGGATGCCGTGGGCACCAATTACCCGGTCTTCCATTTTGTCGAACAGGCCGATCACCAGATCATGGTTTTCATCGAGCCAGCGGGCCTGTTCCCGCAGGGACTGGCCTGCTGCAAATACCGAGGTGTCCGCAGACTGGCTTTGCTTTTTGGCCTTGTGCAGCCGTGACGTGTTGGCCGCTTCATACGCATTAAGCCGGAGTCTGTCCCGCGCGCGCGCCGCCGCCCACCCGGGGGAAAGTGCCCCCAGTGTTCTTTCAAGAATGCCCATAGAACGCCTTACAAAAAGTTAGCGAGTTTGTACGAACCACCACGGCTGTTAACCGTGCGCCAGCGACGCTCCCAGTATTCAAGCTCGTCGCGCAGCGCTTTCGGGTCGTGGTTGGTAATGGCGCGACCATTTACGCCAGTAAAGGAAATACTCTTTCCATCCAGCGAGTCCTGATAGGCCTGACGCACCATTAATAACGTTCTCCAGATGTCGTCTTTCGTCACAGCCAGCCTCCCTTACCGGAAGACCCCAGCCAGCTGCCGGACAGTCCGGCTCCCTTTTCAGGTTCAGCCTGGACAGGCGACTGAACGGGTTTTGTTTGTTTCACGGTTATCTCCCGGGGGCGTTCCCCTTCATGAATATTTGGGTTGAGATCCTGCAGCTCGGCCCATGCAGGAGGTTTTTCCCAGTCGCGAATTTTTTCGTAACCACGCAGAACCGCCACCGCGTGGGCATAGCAGAACAGGTCAAAGGCTTCGTTGGCACCCTTGCCGGGTTTGCGCCATTTGCCGTCCACACCGCGCTCTTCGTAGGTGAGCTCCTCGTAAAACCACTCCCCCAGCCAGTCGGGAAAATGGATATATCCCGCGCCGGGTGTCTCGCGGTCCAGATTGTTGCTGAGCTGATCCTTAAGCAGGTCGGTCTGCAGCAGATACACCGGCACCTCGCCACGCGCATCGGCGCGACGGTCGCTGCGTTCGGTATTATTCGGGTGGGTTTTAGTGATGATTTTCTGGCGCTTTGTGCTGTCGCCCTTGACCAGGTAAACACGTTTACCCAGGCCGTCACGGCGGCACTGTCGCCAGAATTTATATGCGTTATCGGTTACGCCCTCTTCACCGCCGCTGTCTACGGCCATTGCCAGTACCGGCATACGGCGGGTCGGATCAACCTGCAGCGCATAGGTCTTCTCCAGCACATCGGAGACCAGCAGCTGCCAGTCCTCCGGATACGCGCCGGGGTGGATCGGCTCCGCCTCGCCATGCTCATTGGAGCGCAGCGACTGGCGGATGTTGTAGCGATCCACCAGCCAGCGTTCACCGTTTTCGCCATAACCGATAATCTGCACGACGAAACGGCGCTTTTTACCGCCCTGGACGTCAACAGCCGCCAGCAGGAAACGCACTTTGGGCGGGACCAGCCGTTTACCGTAATCCTCCGCGCGAAGCATCAGCGCATCGGCGCGTCGCTGTTCGCTGGCAGAGCGCGGCAGGTACGGCAGTCCCCAGTCGGTGTTGATAACCGCCTTAAGGGTTTCTTCGCTGCCGGTCGCTTCATACTCCTGCTCAGCGGTCAGCAGTTTGTATACCAACTGTGCCCATGTCTGGTACGCGGCTGCCGGGCCTTCCATCCAGAAAGATGCAATGCGAGAACGCCGTGGCTCACCGGAAATATTGCCGTCACGGTCAATACTCTGACCTTCACGCAACCAGACTCCCACCCCGTTCAGCGCGCGCTTTTTGTCTGCCGTAATAATGCCGTTGCAATGCGGGCAAAGCAGATGTGCCGCCTCACTGGCTTTTACCGGGTCAGGCTCATCACGGTAGCCGGTCATGGCCGACATTTCCGGCTGAAAATATTCACCACAGTGCGGGCACGGCCAGTACCAGCGACGACGATCGCCACGGTTATACAGTGAAAGTGCGCCTGTTGTTGGTGGCGCTTCATGGGGAGATTTGCGACGCCATTTACTGTCGCGAATATCCCGACCCGGGGAACACTCCACCAGGGTCATACCGGCAGACATAAACGTCGTGGTACGTTTGGAAGCCAGGGTAAAACCGTCACCCTCGCCGTCGATATCCTCAGGGAAGCGGTCATAATCCGTGAGCGCCACACATTTAAAATCTGACGAGGACATTATGTTGATGGACGGCCAGCCAATCTTGAGATAGTTCCCCGCCAGAAAAGTACGATCATGCACGTTGTTATCGTTTCGCAACGGGCTCAGGCGTTTTGCTACCTCAGGACTGACACGGAAAGTTCTGGCCAGTCGCTTTTTTGAGTGCTCGCGGGCTTTCTCTTCGGTCATCTGAACGACGAGCATATCGGACGGGTCACAGACAATGTTGTATACAACCCAGCCGTCCACCAGGCCGATCGTTTTCCCCGTTCGTGCCGGACCCACAAACACCACTGCATCGTATTCACGCATCGCGAGGCAGTTCATCGGCTCAATCACATACGGGGCGACGGCAGGGTCCCACGGTACCGAGTTACCGGCCCCCATGGGTACGCGCATAAATTTCTGAACCGCCTCAGCCACAGGCATACGGCGCGGGGCTTTGAGAATGGCGGAAGCGTTACGCCTGACTTCCGCTGCCGTGGCCTGTTGCATGACTTACTCCTCTTCTGGCGTATCCTCCTGTTCCGGTGAGTCGGCCTGCTCAACTTTGAGGGCTATCTGATCGCGCAGATCGTCAATAACCTGCTGCACCCTGACAACCGCTGCTGGGGTCATAGCGCAATCGCGCTCAAGAATATCGGGTAACGTTTCCAGCACCTGAACCATTGCTTTCGCCATGGAGGAAAACTCTCTGGTGACTTCAGATGCCGGGATCAGCTCCCCTGTTTCCTGCTGAAACTTGAGCCGCTCACGCTCCGACTGAAACCAGGCTTTACGATCCGGGGGAAGCATTTTGTCGACGTCCACCAGCTCGGACGGTGTGGTGCTTGTCAGCAGCTCCCGCAAAATATCGGTGATGGCATAAAGCTTCAGTTTCGGATTGCTGCCGGGTGCGGGTTGCACATTTGCCAGTTTGCCTGCGACCGTCTGACGGTGCAGATCGGTAATGGCTGCCAGCTGAGTGATATTCAGCCGGAAATTTTTCAGTTCGTTATCCATGATGGTGAACAAAAAATAGGCATTTCGACATCCTGAAAATGCTCAGGACAGAAATATCAATAGGTTAAACGGATGATGATGAAACCCATAAAATGCAAAAAACTAGCCGTTTTCCGCGTGTCCGCGCCCCCTCGGTGTTCAGAATAGCCGGGAGTACCTTTTTCAAATGAGAATAGTTACCAACAATTATCACAAAGGGCGCGTTGACCAGAATTAAACGAACCGGGGATTGCAGACGGTAGCCAGTTAATGCCAAAACGCCGGGCCGTGAACTCATCACCACACCACCGGGTCGCCTCTGTTGTTATCCCTACGCCGTATTCTTCCCACCAGCAGCAGTCTGCTGAGTAAATGTGCTGGGAGTTAGGCACTGCCATCCAACTCGAATTGACCGCGATGACCGATAGTCCGTAGCCTGATGCAAGCGCGCAGCCATACGCCGTTAGCGATGGGCCGCTGGCGATACAGATAATAGTTTGCATGGGATTCTGGTTTGGCCGAGCGATGTGTATAAAAAAAACCACCAGAGGGTAATGGTGGTTGTTGTGTTGGAGAGTAAAACAGTTCGTTTAAATGAGACTTAAAGTGTCCACAGCCTGCCTGATTTGTCGTGAATCAAGATCATCCATATCGGTCGCGATCAAATAGAATGAGGCATCACCTGTAATGGATGAAATCCGAGCTGTTGTAATCTCTAATTCAATTTCAGTATCGTCTGGGTGATTCCATCTTAAAGAGGTTGCTCCCTCTGCAACATTGACTATCTCAGGCTTTTTACCTTTGAGAATTAAAATCACTGGTTTCATAAAATTCCTCGATGACATAACACCCTGAAACATTATCACAGGCACTCAGTGAATGCCTGCTGTAATGCCTAGCTAGTTGTGGAGATTATCAAACTCAACCCCCAAATTTTGGCTAACAAAAAACCGCCCGAAGGCGGCTTTTGATCATTAAATCAGGTTTCCAATAAATTTTGCCTGAACGGCTAACGATGCACCAGGTATACCAGCAATGCTTCCTTCCAGATAATATCCATCTCCGATATCTCTCACAGACAGTTCCATCACATAATCATTAAGCCCCGCAATGACGTTTTGCGCTGCTTGATTGTGACGTGATACATGAAGGTTCAATCTTCCGTCCTGGATGCGGCCTTGATAAGTAAAGCCAAAATCACCGCCGTTAACTGCGTTGTCTTTTACAACGACAGTACCGTTTCCAACATCATTCTGACCACTTCTGAACACGACAAAATAAATACCGTCTTTCATGTGTATAGTCCCTTCAAAATGAAAGCACCCGAGTTAGGTGCTTTACAGAAATTGGGGCATAACCCCTCAAATCAATAAGGGGAAAAATAAAAACCTTAATTTTTACTTTCTGTGATCGCTACCCTAATCTTTGCTAACCCTTTCATCTCATTAGATGTCTGGCAGTTCGCCTGCCACGCTTTGTTATGCGCCAGGATGTCTTTCTTCGTCTGTCGGTCCATAACATCCCAATCATGAGCGGTGCCGTAAATGGGTCTAACCCAATCGCAAGCAGTGTCCACTACCTCAACCCTTTCGGGTCCAGTCTGCGCGCAGCTCGCGATCAACATCGTCATCAGGCATGTGATTAACAGTCTGCTGTACATTGCTGGCCTCTTTCGTGACTTCCGCTTTTAGTTCCGCTGCAGCGATGGTCGCCGCTGCATTTTCTTCAGTGCGCTGCTGTCTGGCTTTTGCCTCTGCCTTTCCGCTGCCGCGAATATTGCCAGCAACAAAACCACTGAGCGCGACGGCCACCAGCGCACCAAGACCACCCAAAACCATTTCGATGATGCTCATAGCCACCTTAGACCAGCACGGATTTCGCCAGGTTAAACAGTGCGCGACGTTTATCCAGACCGTTACTACCGCCATTGATAAGCAGCGTTACGCGCTCAACATTGCCGGAGTGAAGCAGGCAACCGCGAGACACATAAAACCACGCAGCAGAACGGGCGGCGTGCTCATCAACCTCCAGCAATTCAGGATGCGCCACCAGGTCAAGTTTTAGCGCCTGGCCGCAGCTGCGATAGTTGCTCAGACCGGTGATTTGCTTCAGTCCCCGGCCGCGGTATTTCCAGCCATCATCTGCAACCTGATTACCCAGATTTTTTTTGCCCCACTCGCCGCCATAGACAAGATTGGCGATCGCTTTCTGGTTGGCAGATTGCGTTGCCGTTCTGCCAAGTGCAGCGGCCTGTTGGTGAGTGATACGGTGCCTGCCGAACGTTGGCACTAAGTTTTCAGCCGCATAATCCAGACTTTCCACCAGCCGGGTAAATCCTCCGGATTCGTGGCCCATCTGCGCGATGAACATGGCTTGATCGAGCGGTGCTGTAATGCCGTATTCCTTCATCACCTTGTCAATTTGTGGAGACCAGCGCGCGGCCACTCCGGCACTTATACCTGCCGCCCTTTGAAATTGTTGTTGATTCACGTTGTGCTCTCTCCAGTAATACGAGCGATATTGCCGCCCGCACGCCAGATAGCGACACAGACAACAACGTTGATTAGTATTTCTCCGTAATCGACCTGGACATAATCACCGTGCCAGATACGAAAGGCGGTGTATGCAGGGGCCAGAATTAGCCCATACGCCAGCAGCTCCATTATTCGACGGCGACGCATACTGCGCTTACGGAAAAACATCAGGCGGAACGAAATCATGATGCAGGCCAGTGCATTAAGGTGAAGCAATAGCCACGGATAGTTCTGCAGCAGCCACGTCATTCTTCCCCCTTCACGCCGGGCAAATAGCCTGTCTTTGAGCGGGCAAGAATGCGCAGCAGAATTGTCACGGAAACCGTTGAAGCCGCCAGTGCGCCAATCGCGGGCGATACCTTGATAGTGACTGGCGGACTAAGCTGATTCAGTCCGGCGTTGATAAGGGCAGCGATAATTTCTGAAGCAGTACCGGCACAGTAAATGCCACCGATAAATGAAATGAGCGCAAAAAGAATCTGCTTCCAGATTTTATGGTCCTCAGAACTGAGGATATAAAGCGCCGCCCCTGCGAGGGAGCAGACCATAACAGCAGGCGTAGCCTCTGGAAAAAGCGTGGCGAATGTAACTCCGGTTGTGCCAGCAGCCACGCCCGCCGTTACCGTTGCAGTTATTGGTTCTGCGGACATTTAGCCCCCTCTTGTAGCTGTGGATCCTCTCAGAATGGTTGAGGGGAAATAAAAAAGGCCGCCCGAAGGCAGCCTCAAAACGACAAATCCCACCAATTCTGGCAGGATTTCGATGATTAAGCGGTGTGACGAAGTAACCACTCTTAACAGGTTACGATAGTTTTTGCGTACGCATTAGCATTTTTTGAAGTATTATCAGAGAAAACTGATGGTAACCCTTAAAAGGATGTTGGTATGACTGCAGCAGCAGACCAGGTAATTACAACACATAGATTCATCGTTCATATTATGGAAAAAGAGCAACAAGGAGCAGCCACTCTGTTCCCTTGTCCAGCTGAAAAACCTGTGCAGCAAGCATCACGAGATCTTGTGAATGCACTTACTAAAAGATATTCCGGGCGAGCAGGTAAAGGTTATGGAAAGTTTGAGGACGATCGCGATAGCTATCCTATGGGAAATATCGTTGATGATTACTTTGTGAACACAACTCATTCCTTCTATGACACCAGTGTTCGCATGCTCAATCATCTTAAAGCACGAGCTGATGATGAAGTAATGTCTACCGGTGGCTATGTAATTATTGCTCATAATGAGGTTAACGGTAACCATTATTTAATGGTTGCTATCCTTACATCCGCTTCTGGTTCAACAGTACAAGATTTCGACATTCAAGAAAGTGAGTACTTAGACATAGCAAAACTTCGCGTTGCCGGTCGAATTGACCTTACTGGTAAAGTAGAAGGTAAAGAACGTTACATCAGTTTCCTGAAGGGACAGAACTCTGTTGCTGGATACTTTAAAAAATTTCTTGGATGTAATGATATTTTAATTGCGAAGCAGGAAACGACTAAATTACGTAACGCTCTCTTAGAATTTGCAACTGAAAGAGAGTTTGATCCTGAGGCTCGAGAAGAATTTCTCAATCGTGCTCATGAACAATTGAAAAGTCTCAATCGTTCTGGGGAAACGTTCGACACTCAAATATTTGCCAACGAAATGTGGCCTGCAGATCCCGATCTTCTAGTTGCAAAACTGACAAATGAAGAGCTTGAATTTTCAGACGGTTTTGTTCCTGACGGCACAGTTATCAGGGGGCTAATCAGTTTCAAAGGTAAATCACGGCACTGGTCTTTAAAATTCGAACGTGCCGCATTACATGATGGAAGCGTTCAGTATGATTCAGAAAACGATAAATTGATACTTACTGAGATTCCAGATACCCTTAGGGATGAAATCTTATCAGAATTGGGTGAAGAGGATGAGCAGCAATAATCAGAGAACCTTCAAAGACTTAGTAAGCATATACAAAGCTGCTACCTTTGTAGGCAACACATCTGAAGCCTCTATTATGCTCGACAAGGAAGAGCTGCGTGAGATTCTGCATGATATCGCGCAGCATCCTGATGACTTTGGGGTAACGATTGAGTCTGGCAATTTAGAGCTCGGAGAGACCTTAACCTTACATGTAGCCCCACCTAAACTTCGAATGGGGCAACTTCACTTTTCATTTAATGAATATCTTAAAAATTCTAAAAACAGGATAAAAGAAGCAAATAACTTTTTTATTGTCGACCTTAATTTTTACAATAAAGAACGTGAGGCATTGCCAATTATATTCAGATACCGCAATGTGTTACGATTAATTACTTTATTTAAAGAATGCTCTGCATATCTCGACGAGACTAATGCTGAGCTTGTTTTCGTCGATAATAATGTTCTTAAAATACCGGTAAACTATTCTGCTGAAGACCTTGTCGATTCTAATGACAATCTCATTCAAAGCTTGATCGCAAATTTCGCAGAAGACACTCACAAAGAACAAAAACTAACCATACTTGCTAGCAGCATAAAATCCTTATGCGAATCAAAAAGTAAAGAATCTTCTTTCTCGTCTATGTTAAGAGATTTGAAACTACTATCTGAAAGTTTTCAAAAAGGATATAAAGTATTTGTATCTGGATTCTCATATGAAAAAATACTCGATCAACTTCGTGTAGCCAAAATAGAAGAGATGGGAAAAATACATAAAGTTTTCAGTGATATACAGAATCAAATCCTTGGTATACCTGTCGCAACAATCATAGTTGCGACACAAATGAAACAGGCTAATGGCTGGGATAGCCAAGCTTTAATTAACACTGCTGTCGTGCTTGGCGCCTTATTCTTTACTATTATGATTCTGTTTGTCCTTTTCAACCAATGGCAAACACTCTCAGCAATAAGTGACGAGTTAAAGCATAAGAAAGAACAAGCCGAGAGCAATTACAAAGCAATCTACGAAGATATCAAAACTACATTTGATAGTTTAACGACTAGGTTACGCGTTCAGAAAATGGTTTTTATCACCCTAGCTTTCATTGTAGCGTGCGGGTTATATTTAACCTTTAAATTTTATTTTTTCCTTACTCCATATACAACTCAGTATCTGTTCCATTGACGGCCCCCAAGGCCGTCTTTAATCCTATTCATTTACCATACAAATAACTGCATCAATAAAACCTAACGCTGTTTGCATCTCTTTCCTAATCGTTCCATCTGAGCATTTTCTTTTTTTGGCAATAGTACGCAGCGAGATACCTATAACGAAGTGAGCTATAACAAGCTCATATTCTTCCGGCTTATATTTCCTGAGGCGTGCGACACAACCATCAATCATGATCCCTTCATCGTCATCACATTGCAGACGTGACTTTTTACCATGCGGCAGTAAACCTTTAAAACCAGCAGCTATTGGTTGCCAGTCGACTCCACTGCTATCAGCAGCAGCCCAGGCTCCCCAGCGGTCCATTACCTCGTACATGTCACGCATTTTTCTCTCCAATGTCTTCGATAATTATCATTCCGGTTTCGCCCCATACTTTTGATGTCCGGGCGTCCCAAATGTGGGAATCATCCTCAAACAAGGCGTCCAACAGAGATTTTGTAAGATTGTCCAAATCGGGTTTTTGCTGGTGGGGTTGACCATCCATAGCTGAGCGCTTTTTATTGCTCCAGCTCTGCGGCATCGGCAAAACGAACGTAATATGCGCACCGTTCTCCGGCACCTGTATGCCATGCAGTTGAGCTTCATCGCAAAACATGCGATAGCGCATCACTGGCGGGCGCTGCTTCCACTTATCAGCGCGGGTCATGCGGGGTTTTCCGACAGGGGTGATGATGTATTTAGGCATGCAGCGCCTCCTGAATGCGCGAACCAATCCAGCGCATCACCGGTACCGCCATCGAATTGCCGATAGCTTTATAGCGCGGGCCATCAGCGGCCAAGCGGTAAGCCTGCTCTGAAGTCAGTTCTGGCCGGTGGTGGCGCAGGTAGGCATATTCTTCCGCGGTGAGCTGCTTACGTTTTTGTGTCGGGATCAGAGTGTGGTTATCAGGAAATCCCTGCAGGCGTTCACATTCGACAGGCGTAAGGCGGCGAACCGCCATATTCTTCATCACTGAGGGGGATAAATTTGATCCACTGCTGGCGGCCGTCAGTGTTGGGGATTGTTCTTCTGCCCAGCCAATGCCACCAGCTTTTGCCCCCTGTCCAGCCTTGAAGGCATAAACTACCGCATTTTCCTGTCCGTGGTTACGCCCCAATGTATGGACCATGTTTCGGAGGGTATCGGGGTCCTGTGTCCCGTGCACCGCAAGCGTCTCATGGTCAGCACCAGGTTTAGCCCGAAGTGCTCCCACTCCGGTAGTGAAAGATGCGTGCCCGTTGCTGCTAAAAACAATCGGCGCTTCGTGGTTACAGGTCAGCGTGGGCGCTGTATCATCGGTTTTAATTTCAGCACCACCCTGCCCGTGCGCCATCGCGATAATCGGCGTACCTCTCCCGGTACCGTCCTCGCTACCATCGAAGCCCTCTGCTTTCAGGGTGTGGCTGATATCCCCGGTCACGCACTCCGGGATCAGATGTCCGGCTTGTGCCTGGTTGTCGTCTGCACCACATACTCCAACGCCGTTTGAAGTAAGCGCGGCAACTGCCTTCGCCTTTTCTCTGCCCGGCGGAGAATTCCGGCGCAGGCCTTCGGACTCAAAAAGAATTTTTGCGGGATCGATATCCCCTCTAGCTGTTGCGACAACAAACACACGTCTGCGTCGTTGGGCCACTCGGAAAAATTGAGCGTCGAGCACTCGCCAGGCAATAGCTCTTTCTGGTCCAAGCACATAACCAGCGTTTGCCCATCGCTTCCCTGGTGATTCCAGCGCGCAGCTTTCGCCGGCAAGCCCTGCAAGAAAACATCCGAAAGCGTTATCTTTGCTGCTGAATACGCCGGGTACGTTTTCCCAGACGACGATGACAGGTGATTTTCCCTGTTCACTTCGTTTTTCATCGATAGCATTTACCAGATCCACAAAAGCCAAAGTTAACTGGCCGCGTTCGTCAGCCAGCCCATTACGTAAACCCGCAATGCTGAACGCCTGGCAAGGGGTTCCCCCCACCAGCACATCGGGCTCGTCAATTTTTCCGGCACGGATTGCCGCGGCGATTTGGGTCATGTCGCCCAGATTGGTAACATCCGGCCACCGGTACGCCAGAACAGCGGAGGGGAATTTTTCTATCTCAGCGAACCATGCCGGTCGCCAGCCCAGACAATGCCATGCCACGCTGGCGGCCTCGATGCCGCTGCACACTGAACCGTAACTGACTGGCTTATTCATCTGCAGGCTCTCCCAGCAAATAGAGAACCTGCACCAGCAGCTCAGCTTCGGAACCATACTTCATTTCCCAGGCACGACGGCCAGCATGAATCGCCACACCATAACCGCCGTTGCGATGGTGCATATGGCACAGAGGAATTGATTTCCGATGGTCAGCGCGCTGGCTTGTGCCCTGACCGGTTCGGATGTGGTGAATTTCAGCAGGCGTCTCGCCCAGGTTCTGATTTCTGCACACGATGCAGCCCAGTGCGGCCACACGTGAAAGATGGATGCTGTCTGCTTTTTTCATGCTGGACCACCAGCATAAGCAGAAACACCGCTCGTTGATGGGCGGTGTGAGAGATGTTGGGTAATGCTCTGCGCCATTTTGATTCCTCAGGTTGGCGCAGTAATCAGCGGGTGTTCAGCCCGTTTGATTATTATAAATCAACGCTTACTGCTTGAGAACCTTAAGTGCTTCCGGCAGGGAGTTTAAATTTATTATCCGCTCATCGTCATTGATGACCTGTGCTGATAGCCTATTGTCTTTTCGGCGAATCAGTGTCCGCGCAGCGTTGCTGCTGACTACATAGTCGGTTATTTCACCATTAGAAAGACATAAAACGAGCAGTCCATCTTTTGTGAGACCAGCGGCAAATTCATTCAATTTCATTGGCATATCCCTAACAATTGGGTTTCCCCTTACGGGGGCCGTCCCTTTTCTCCCTGCGCGCTGAACGTAACTAAAGCAGTCCCTCTGTAGAACGTCTAATAGGTTAGATAGATCAATTAACTGTAATTGATCTGTGTAACCGATCGGTTCTTAATGCACAGGAATCATGACGCTTATATCACTGGCCTGTTGTCAGTATCAGTTACGCGATTCAGTAAATGCGTTACTACCCCCATCACCGTCGTATCGTCCAAAGCATCCCCCTCTATCGCCTCCCCATCCTGAGTGATCAATGCTTTGCCCTGGACTTTTGCAAAGTCCAGCACCCCGCAGAACGAGATCAGAACGGTGTCACCAATTTCCGGCTTTCTGGCGACGTTTATGATCGCGTACCCGGCCGATGTTTCGATGGTTCGGCAGTTGCCGTCATAGCCGCAAAGGCTGGTGATAGTGAGCGTCTGTTCTGCGTAGTCTGCTGCCGGTGATGGAAAGCCCATGATAGCTCCTCCTGTAGAATGCACTGTATATTTATACAGTAACACCAAAAAAACGAGGGTCAAGAATTTGGGCGCAAAAAACCCGCCGAAGCGGGTAAGTGCTTAATCAATAATCAATTCTTCTTAGAAACAGCACCACCAGCACGATAAAAACTACCAACCAGACAGCACCAGCAAGCAACTCCATCAGGTACACTTTCCCGCCTCCTTTGATACCGCCTCAGAGAGAACATTTTCAGCCCAGTCACGGTCGAAACCTGGCATTGCAGGCAAAGCGGCAGCAATATCTGCCGGTAATGCGTCGATGTAATTAAGTGCAGCCCGGGCCACTTCTACTGTTTCGCTTAGCACTATTGGCAGCTCAGTGTAGAGAATCCGGCGCTTGCCGCGACGTTCAGAATCATATTGGTCATAAAAATCCTTGTTCACGTCTTCCCAGTGCCACTGCAGATCACCGTTGGCGTCATGATGACAGAATTCACATTGGTAAATAGGCTCAGCCTGCTCTCTGTTAAAAGTGCTCATGGGTTAGTCCTCCCTAGCCAGTGATACGCCGAAATTGCATTCTTCATGGAATATGTCTCTTCCAATCTCCTCAGCGTCTTCCGGGGTTTCGGCTTCAAACTCAACAACCTTGCAGTCATTAAATCCTTCAATTGTCACAATGTACTTAGCCATGCTCACTCTCCCGAAGCATTGACGTGGCAATAATGTCCACCATCTGGCCTGTCTGATACCGTCCCGCAACGTGTACAAGGCGCTGGGGGCATAATTGATTCCCGGCATAAATCCCAAATACCTTGCGCATTAAAACCCCCGTCACACATATCGCTCATCGCATCCAAGACGTGAGGCGGGATATAGTCCGGCGCGGTCAGGACCGCCAGCGCGATCTCTGCCAGCTCTACGGTTGCTGGTGTGTTATGGTTTTCGCCAAATTTTTTCTTCAACCACATGTCATGCGCGATGTGTTTCTTCGCGTGCTCTATTAAATGTTCTTTGGTGAATGATTTGGTAATTGTGCTCATGGGTTAGTCCTCCGCACCAAGGCTGCCAGTCCGGACCGCTTCCAGATAATAGATACCTGGAGGAAGTGATTTTCCTGCCACTGTCCAAGCTACCAGCCTATCTTCGCAGTAAGGGTTCCCTATATTCATAACCCCTACTTCGGGCGTTACCTCTCGCGCCTCCAGCTCAGCAATCCGCTTCTCTGCGGCTTCCAGCTCATCCAGCAGCGACAGCACAGTGGCTGGGTTAGCTGCGGCAATAAATCGAGCTTTATTTGATGCCTTTAGCTGCCCGTCAAACCCAGCCCACTTAACTACGTCTCCGCAACGATTGTCGCCTGGCGTGTGAACCGCATATGTTTTTGACTTTGTATCAATGAAGGCTCGCCACTCATCAGCGCCAGCCTTCTCCGCCGCTTTGCGCAGCGCCTGTTTGTCGATGTTGCTCATTGGGCGGGCTCCAGAAACAGAACTTCACCATCGAGGCCATTCAGTCGATAAATAATTGACCCATCGTCTTTGTATTCGACGGGAGTGGCGTTCCAGTTTTCACCGTCCAGCTCATCGTCATCACCGACTAACACAAAACCACCGCTAACCCTGCGAGCAGGATAAGTATCTCCCTCGGTCCACCAGCCTTCGGTGTCTTTGGTGCATTTGAGAAGTAACTGGTTGCTCATTGGGCTTTCTCCTCCACCAATTCTTTCCATTTTTTCTCAAGGTCCTTACGGGCTGCGGACTCTCCATCAGGCGGGAAAGAAAATCCCGCGCGGCGGCCGGGGCATCCGTTAGAACAACGAATTTCTGCGGAACCCCAGTTCATTCCCCGGCTGCGGATCCTCACAGAGGGCGGCATGCCGCATTCAGGGCATTTTGGTAAATCGTTCACCACGAAAACCCCTCTGGCAGATCGGCGATGCGGACACCATTAAGCGCCGTCAAAACTGGGATGGTCAGCATAAAACCTTTGGTCACAAACACGCTCACCACATCCCCAACGGTGATGTCTTCCTGAGCGATATATCCGCCACCTGGGCCGCGAGTAGAAACCACCAGACCGGCCCTGCGCAGACTGGCAAAAAGCAGTTCAAGGTATGACGTAGACAGGTTGGTCGATTCTTTCAGCCTTTCCAGCGATACCGGTTCACCAGACTGAATTGCAAGGAGCTGGTGTAAGGCCACCACGGCGGCCGATGCTTTTTTCATGGACATCAGATATCGCCTCCGCTCAGAGCCTGAAGCATGTCTTTGTGGCGACGCAGCTCGCGAACGGCACCCTGAAGTCGCTGCAGTTTCGATAGCTTCGCTTTGGTGCGGCGGATTTCGGTCGCGATATAATGGGATGACGGGATAAGCAGGTCATCCGGACGGCTGACAAACACCGGGATGTTCTGAATAATCTCAGCGGTGGATGTGCTGGCCGGCACCGCGGCTTTTTCGCTGACCTCTGGCGCTGGATCCTGCTGATCGGGTTTAGTTGTCATTTCACCCGCCAGGCTCCAGGTGATGTTTTTCCCGTCCACATGGCGCAGGACCAGACCGTCCTTGCACATTGCGCCCAGCGATGCATTCAGGGCTCGCGGGCTTTTACCCAGCTTTTCTGCGATCTGGTTGGCGCTCATAGCCCCCTGCCCTTGCATTGCTGACAGCACCTTATCCACCAGCGGTGATACCTGCTTTGGTCTGATACGCTTCGGCTTCTGATCTTTAGCGGTACCGACTGACCATGTCCCACTGAAGAAATAACACAAGCCCTGCTCTTCATGCTCGCGCAGCATGCTCAGCGCTTCTACAGGGTCGATATCCAGGCGGGCGGCAATCTCACGGTAAGAGGCTTTGCCCATGGCTTTCAGTGCATCCAGTACGGTTTCCATAAAAACTCCTCCAGTCATATTTTCAGTCTGATACGCGGAATCCCGAGAGATCCCCCGCTCTGTAGTCAGTATTTTGATAGCTGTTTTGTTGAACACCCTGACCGCCAGCCAGATTTACCGGGCTAAGTTTCAGGACCAGCTCATCCCATTTCTCACGTAGCTTTTCTGGGCACAGAACGTTTTTGATCCAGAATTTGTCTTCCTGAACACGCTTGAACATGTCGCATATCTGCCGGTGCGTTCTGCCGTCGATGGTCCGCATCAGACGAATGTCGTTAGCCCACGCATCCCAGTTTGGCTCTTTTGGACGGGTAACTTCTCCGTCTGTCTCAGCCGCTTTCTCATAGAGTTTTCGAATACGGTTGAAAATCCACTCTGCGCATTGATGATCTTCTGGCGTTCCCCACTTCCCTTTTCGGGTAGGTGGAGACAATTTTTCCTGGTCTGAGGATTCGCCAGAATTCTCAGACGTTAAGATCTCTTTTAATGACGGATCAGATCTTAATGACGGATCGGGGGCAATTTTTGGGGGGGTTAAATCGCCTGTTTCACCAATTTTTGACCCCTCAAAATTTGACCCGTCAAAATTTACCCCCTTATTTTCAGGGTTTGAGGGGGCATTATTTGAGGGGTTAAAAATTACCCCCTTCCCTTCCTGACCAACTGGCAAGCACCGTGAACCCTTCTTTTTCGCTCTTTTCTCTTTAATCTTTTTTCGCCCCAACGCAGCAGCGGTTTCCAGTTTTTCAATGTTGATCTGGTAGATGTTCGTTAAATTTCTACCGCCTACCTTGCGCTCAATTTTCGTAATCCAACCACCGCTTACCAGCTCAGCCAGCGCATTTTTGATGGTGGTTTCGCTCTTTGCCCCAATCTCAATCTGGAGCGTTTCAATTGCAGGCCAGGAGATGCCTTCAGCATTGCTGTAGTCGGCAATACGGGCCATCAGCGCAACACGGGATATACCAAGCCCCGCCTGTGCGCATCCTTCCCAAACAAGACCGTGTAACTTGCTGCTCACGACTTCACCTCGGTGAACTTAATTTCAAACTCACGGCGCCCTGTTTCACTGACGCCGGTGTACCCCTCCCGGCGATATGACACGCGGAGCTGGGATGCACGCAAAACTGTGACCATGCGCCCGCGTTCGTCGCGGTATTGCTTCCCTGGAATGATTTCACCGCGGCGGTCTACTGTTTCCTGTGCGGGTCGGTTCTTCATCGCATTTTTCATACGCTCAGCGAGTGCGCTCGCTAATTCCTGAGAAGTACGCATAGCTGCCTCCAGACTGTTATGCTGCGCGATGGCAGTGCATGATTTGGACTTTCACGCCAGCCAGCTGTGCCAGCGCGTCAATCGCTTCCAGACTCTCGCGCCGGATCACCGGTTGCGGTTTGCCGGTAAAGACCGCATTGGTGGCTTCGATACACTCTTTGTTAACCTTCGCCGCCCGATAGTGCATGCAGTCCTTCTGCGCCAGTTCTTTATCCATTGCGGTACGGATGGCATAGCTCAGCGCTTCCGCCTGCTTAAGGTAGTTAGGGGTGTCATTGCGGAACGCACGCTGAATAATCTGCTTGTTGTTGTGCAGTCGGCGTGCGTACTCATCCGGATCCGACACGTCATCAAGTGACTGAAGCAGATCACCGAAATGATGCGGGGTTATCAGCTGCGTGACCGTCTTCCAGCCCTTTTCCTGAGCCCACGACTCCAGCTCACATGCCAGTTTTTTGATTTCCATCACTCAGACTCCTTTGAGGCTTTAGGGTTATCTTTGTGCTCATACAAAACTGAGTCGTACTTCAATGCACCACCCGTTATCTTTTCTAGTCGCGCGGCTCGTCGTTCGGGGACTAATTCCCCCCACTCACTGACAGAGGATCGAGCGATGTTGAGAGCTCTCGCCACATTGGCCTTTTTCCCAAAGTGTTTTATTACATCTTCGGTTTTCATTGGGTTCTCCTTGGTAAGTTTTCCTAACTTTATATGTTAAGGAAACAAGAGTCAATGCGCGTTAGGATTTCCGAACTATGAAAACGATCGGTCAGCGAATTAAAGAGCGGCGTTCCGCCTTGAAATATACCCAGCGAAGCCTAGGTAAGCAGGCTGGGGTTGCCCATGTCACAATCTCTCAGTGGGAACGTGATGAAACCTCACCGCGAGGCGATAATTTATTCAAGCTTGCTGCAGCACTGAATGTAGAGCCTGGCTGGATCATTAAGGGAGATGAGGGGTATGAACCGGCACCAGCTGAATCATATCGAAAATTGTCACCTCAGCAGCTTCAGCTGCTTGACCTCTTCGAAAAACTGCCAACATCAGAGAAAGAGCAACACATCATTAATTTGCGGGACAAGGTCAAGGACTATGATGAAACGTTCAATGACCTCATAAAAACCAAAAGCAAAGAAGAAATCCTGCAGATCCTCAAAAATCTCGACATCAAATAATTTACTCCATCGAAGGCCGCTCCAGTAGCGGTCTTTTCGCATTTTACGCGCCCCTCATGTTAGGTTTTGCTAAATTTAAACTTGACGTTTTGTTAGGTTTAAATAACAATCAGCGTTATCAAAACTTAACAGCAGTAATCAGTAAACGTTCCGCCTACCCGGCGATAAGGGTGA